TAAGTTCTATTAAAATTTGATTATAAAGTTTTTCTTGCCATTTCTGGAAAGAGAGAGTGGTGTGCGTATTGTGATACGCTTGGGAGAGCAATATAGAAATAAATTCTATTTGATTTTGTAAATCTGTGCTTGATTTTGTCATTATCTGTATGAATTTGGTGTGAATCTTTTTGTGTTTTTTGCAGCTGCGCCAACTTTTGAGAACTTGTTAAGTCCTAGTAATGAGCCCATTCCTTTACCGGCAAGGCCTACGCCTTTTTCGTAAGGGGCCCAACGGTTGTTGCGTTCCATCATTTCGAGAGTCTGCTCCATTACTTTGAGTTGTTTCTGGATCATCTGATTTTTATAGTCAGTTTGCGACAGGCTGAGCGTTTGTTGTTGACGCTCATGACGTTGTCTTTTGTGGTAGGTTGCTATATCACCTGTTTGGAATTGCATTGAAGCGGGATTGTAACCTCCGAGCCATTTGTACTTTTCTTTTCCAGTAGAAAGTTCTTTCATTAGGGAGTTCCAGCCTTCGGTGAGCGTTTGTTGATGGGTTAGCTGAGTTTGTGCCTTTACGTTGTCCCTTTGGGCTACTTTCATTGCTGTATCTGTGAATCCTGCCATTGCGCCCATTAGATTCGGGACACGGTTTTTTGTATAATCAGCCGTAGGAGCTGAGTATTTGGGTAGCTGTGAAGCATTTCCTGCTGATGCTGATCCGGTGCCGTATATCATGTTTGGATTGAGTCCTGCACGTTTGAATCTTTGCATCTGTGAAGCTGGATTGTTATAGAGGTTTTGACGGTTCCATTGTTCCAAATCTTTCGAGTATGCGTAGTCCGAGAGTTCTCGGTTCATATCGAGCGTTTTTTCAATGTTTTTGTTCTGCCATATTGTGTCCCATATTCCGCCTAAAAGGCCGGATGAGGATGAGAGGGCAGCTTGTGCCCAATTTGATGAGTTTGAGGATGTATTTTGAGTGGTTGACATGGTTTTTGATTTTTAGTATTAAGTTATTGTAAATCAAGAGTGCACGAGTTAGCACTATAATATCAAGTAGGTATAGTGCTTTTTTTGCCTGCCGCCCTTCGGTTGGCTTTCGCTACTTTTCAGCATGAGGAAACTGGGCAGAATTTGCTTGTTTTCTCAGTTCTTTCACTTCGTTTTCGAGTTCTTCGATTTTAGCATTTTCCTGAGCCCTTTTTTCCTCTGCTTCCGTAGCGAGTTTTTGCTCCTGTTCTTCGAGTTTTTGGAGCATTGATTGTTTCATTTCTGAAGCGTCTGTAAGGTCGAAATCTGGATTCTTAGTAATGTCAATATTTTCGAAGTCCGGATTTTCTTCATATTGAGGTTCCTTTGCGATTTGTGGATAGATTCCTTGTGTATGTTTTTCGAGTAGTTCACGGATTGTATAGGCTTCGCCCGGGACCGTGATTGTGTCTGAGTTGTTTGTTTCTGAGTGTGAGGGTAGGTTTTTGAATGTTGATTGAGTTGTGAAGTTCATTTTTTTGATTTTTAGTTTTTTTATATGGATAATTTCCACCGAGGCTGATGCCCCGGTGGTTTTATGTAGCCTGTTAGAGGTACGGAGTGCCGAACACTGGCATTGGCCTAATAGCCCGAACAGAATTATAAATTTGTACATAAAGATGGTCTATTGTATCGTCTTCGACTGCAAATATCCTGTTAGAGGGATTTGCTTGTACGAATTCGGTATTGAGTTGTGGCAGGTTATCGAAGTATCTTCCGAGATGCCAATAGCGGAGATTATCACGGAAATCTCCGTGGACGGTGCTTTCGGCATATTTATATTCGCTATAGCGAGATTGGTATCCGAAGACTGTTGCACCTGGGGTTTCATTTCCTGATAATTCGTAAGGTGTATATAGCTCTTTGAGCATTACTTCCTGTTCGCCTAAATGAGCGAACTCAGGCCAGAAGTAATCGAATTTATCTTGTTTGAACCATAGCCTTGCCGCTCCCTGCTGATATGTGGTGCGAGGGAGTGTAGACATTATTCCGATGACGAAGCCATGTTCTTCGAACCGTTTTTTGAATCGATTGGATTTGCCAACGGATACTCCGTGTCCTGCCATGTTGCCTTGTGGTGAGGCAGGGACGTTTGGATGAGGATCGTTGTTGTCTACCACGGTTGCGGATGTTTGTAGCGTTTCTGAGATGACTACAGGTTGCTTACCACCGCCGAGATATTCCGGACGTTGGAGCCTTGCGTCTGATGATTTGACTCCGAAGTGTGAGAATATTTGTTCTATGTAGCGAGCACCACCACGAGCGTTTTTTTCGAGCCATTCCTGTAAGCGAATTGCTTTTCTTAGTTCGTTGATGGTTACAGCAGTAGTGTCTACTATCTGCGGATCTTCAAGGTTCTGAATTTGAACGCTTGAGCCGGGAACACCTACAATTGATGGTTCTCCGGTTTCAGGGTCGGTTACACTTAGTGCGCCATCTGGTGGGTTGACTGTTCCGTCACTGTTCTTGGCTCCGGTTGGTTCTGAGTATTGAGGGCTAAACGAAGCGTTCATAGGTAGATTGACATCTCCGCCTCTTTGTGCCCACGGTAGACAGGAAGTGAAGTAATCCTTTTCCCATGCCCGTTGGCGCATGGTAGTGATTTTGGTCTGATCTTCGTAGTCTGTTGATCCGGGTTTTGATGCTATTGAGAAGTCGATAGCAGGTGTTAAGTTCTGATCCCGATAGTATTCGTTATAGATCATTTGGTAGGCTCTAAAGGGTAGAGCTGATACGACTGCGCCTTGCGTTACAGTCTCAGGGGGTATTGGAAGTCCAAAGTAATCTGAGAGGCTTCCTTTTTGGTGCTTGTCTGAAGAGGTTGTATTGATGGATACAGTTGGAGCGGATGGGAGTGCTAGGCCATCTTCGCCGCCTGTTATAAAGTCCTCCCATTCGTTCCATACGAGCCGATTGGGAACGAAGAAGTAATGTACATAGACATTTACACGGTGCATTACAGGGGCGAGCATTGGAGCTAGCCTCATGAAAATTTCGGATGATACCGAAAATTTATCGCCCGGTATTATTTCTTCGAGGAGGATTGGTACGAGGTCTCCCATGTTACATGAGAGTTTCTTTTCGTGAGACCGATCAAAAGCATTACTTTTTGGTCTGCGTACCTTGATTGAATTGAATAGTTTGTTACTCATAACTTTTTGGTTTTTAGTGATTTATTTACTTTTCTGTTTTTTTCTTCTATTTCCAAATCTCTACGCGTAAACGGATTGTTTCCGAGTTTGGCGAGGCGTTCAAAAGTTTTATGCTCTTTTTTATCAGATAGAGCACGGTTTTTATTTGCCTGCGCCTCCTTCTCGGTTTTATTGAATAGTTTATCTCTGTAAAATCTGGGTAGGTTGACTCTGTATCCGTCCTGTATTCCATAGAAGTTTTTTGTTTTTTGATGATATTTAATTTTTTCCTTATCCATATAGGCCGACCCGATGCCGGGATTTCGAGACATTAGCGCGAAAGGTTTCGTTAAGTAGGTGTAATCTTGACCAGGTTGGATAAGATACCCCGTCACATAATGTATTGACGCGGGGGTTGTTGTACCGATTTTTAGGTGTCCTTGTTGCCATATTGTATCTATTTTAGTGATTATTTCTGGTATGATATTGAAGTAGATGCCATGATAGTGTGGCCTCATTGTAGTAGGCCCGTATTCACCTATTGCGTAAAAGCGTATAGGGGGCCATTTAGCGTATTTCTCTTCTAAGTGGTACTTAGGTATTAATCTTCTCTGATGATCCTTTAATCGCTTGTTAAAACGCTTTAGATCGTCTTTTGAGAGAGAGTCATAACCGTACTCATTAAGAGGTAAATATTCGTCTGAGTACGTAAGTGTCAAGAAATAAGCGGAGTAGGATGCTTTTTGTTCTTCTCGGAGTCTGAACGTCCATTCTGAGCGTTTGTTTTCTAGGCAGAAAGCACAAGCACCACAAGGGATGCTTATGCGATCTGTTGCCCCTTTCCCGTTTGGTCGGGGGATGCTTTCAGGTGTAGGACATTGCATTATCATAACGGGTTAGAGTCGGATTCCACCTCGAGACATGGTGTAACCTCTTCGAGCGTTTTTTCTTCCTTTTCGGTTGTTTCGTCGTGTTCTACGTCTTTGGATTCTTGAGTTTCTTCTTCGCATGATTTTTGTTTTTTAAGTTCTGTAAGAATTTGATTATAAAGTTTTTA